ACTGCTACCGACCTGCGCATCATCGTACTCCGCACACGCACCCAAGCGTACAGCGAAGAGACGAACAACGGCATCCGCACCAAGACCTGGCACGCACACTGGAAAGCCAACGCAGGCATGCTTAGTCCTTCATAGTTGGGATGGCGTCCAGCGGTGCGATCATGCCGAGGATTTGCAACGTGATGCGACGGCTCTGCTCAGCCTCGAAGAGTTCCACCGCGAGGGTGTCGCCGGTCTTGCGTGCGACCTGCAATGCGAACTCGACGAACGAGTCGGAGCGCTGCACAATCGTGGTGCGCATCTCGGTGGCCTCTGCTGGGGTCATGTGCTTCATCATGGTCATTGCCTTTCATTTACCAAGTCGGTCATCTGTGCCGTCGTTGGTGTGTCCGTATATTAGTACATATATTATACCGTGTCAAGTGGTTATTTCGTCGCCTTTGCATCTTTCTTGCATTTGATGCGATACGTCCACACGTGTCGAGATACTGCGTTGTAGGTGACGTCGAGCTCGTCGGCAATCTCTTGACGCGTCCGCTCTGCGAACCATTGCGGGTCTTTGGGCCAGCTGATAAATTTGCGATACGGCTTGACGGTTAAACCGTTCTTTTTGCAATAGGCATAGACGTTGTCTACGGACGTGTTGAGTATCGTGCGAATCTCCACCGACGTGCGCTCTGCGTAGAACTGCGGGTCGGTTGGCCAGTCGACGAAGCGGTACGCTCGATGTAGTACGATGCCATGTTTTCGCGTGTAGTGCTGTACCGTGGTTACAGATAGACCAAGGTCGTGCGCAATCTCGTGCGAAGTGCGAGCAGCGTAGTACGCCGGGTCTGTTGGCCACTCCGTGCGGTATCTGGTCCCCGTGATGGCGCGCTTCGTCTTGTATCCCCAGCGGTAGACAAAGCTCTTGACGAAGCTGAGCTCTTGCCCCAGCTCGTTGGCAATCTCGGTCACGGTGCGCTCTTTGTACCACTGCGGATCGCGTGGCATCATTGCAGACTTGGTATACGGTCGCTGAGGCCGTCGAAAGCTGGTCAACCGCGTGTCGTCGTTGCGCAGTGGTAGCACGGTGCCTTTGTGGTTCATGGTCATCACTTCGGCGTAGTGATACTTCACATCTGCGATATCGATGTTGAGTGCGTTGGCGATGTACCACAGCGGATTGTTGCTTTGGAGCGTCGCTATGACGTCGTCTGTGTAGCGCAGGTCGTCTCGGTGAATCATAGGAATGTCAACTGCCCTTCTTTGCGCTGATGGCGTTTGACGTTGTCCGAGTAGGTGCCGTCAAAGTCGCCGTCTTTAAATCTTCGTGTGATGTCGGTGACCGCTGCTCGATGTATCCAGTACGCTTTACCTTCTGACTCATCATCACAGTAATTAATACATAACTTGTATTCGTCGAGTTTGATGATGCCAGAGTCAAGAGAATCTATAAACGGTTTGATATAGACGTGCATCGAATAATACGAGCCATTGCGCACATCGACGTAGTACTCACCGCTGGTACCACGCACCTCTTTGCCCTGAGATGCAACGACAATCATAAAGTCAGTCGTAGTGAACTCGGTACGCATGCAATGCAGAAACCTTCCATATAGCGGGATGATTTCTTCGTCTATCTGTTCTTTGATCGTAAACGTGCGACTCATAGGTATCCCTCCTGTACTAAGAAGTGCCAACGTTTGATGCGGTCAACCGACATGCCCAGACGCTTGGCCGCTTCGTACCGTGACGCGCACTCTTTGAGAATTGCGCGTTGTTCCTCGGTAATCACGGTTTTGACCGTAGGTGTGCGAATTCCCAGTTTGATGCGCCACTCCCACACGGTTGCCGCGTGATAGCCCAGCGCCTTACCCACGCGTACATTGCTGAACTTTGACCGAAGAAGCGCCATGGCCGACGGTGTGAGTCGCAACTCTTTGGAAATCCTTGTGCCGATGTGCCGTCGACGCAAGCGCTCCAACGTGTTGTACGAAATCTTGAACCGCTTGGCGAGCTTCCTCGAAGTGGCTGATGATTTGAACGCATCGAGCATCTCCGGGGTGACTTCGTGCGGACTGCGTCGCTGCTCGCGAGGCACCACGGTTTTGCGCAGTATACATATCCACGACTGGTGCATTCCGTGCTTCTCTGCCATTGCGCGCTGGGTCATTGTCTTGTCGAAGAGGTCGCGGCGAAACTCATCGCCGCGACCCTGTACGTACCGCTCTGCGCTCTCCGGGTTGTATTTCATATCTTCGGCCGCTTCGCTGCGAATTGCTCTGCGATCTGCATCGCACCTTCGACGGTGTCCGAGGTGAACGCGTGTTGCGCTTTGGTTTCCTGTGTGTAGATGTCGACGCGAAACCGTCCAGCGTAGGTCATGGCGCAGGTAAAGACGAAGGTGCGCAACTTCGTCTTGTGCGTTGCTTTGATGCGCGAGCCGTCGCGCACCCATGTCAGAATTGGCATTCTTTGCGGTTCCCTTCTTTGCGCAGCGCATCGACGTACGCCACCGCAGCGTCACGGGTATAGCAAAGTTTGACGCTGGATGAACCGTCGGCGTGCTCGGCTTCGACTTCGTAGTAGTGGCCCATAGAGCGAACCCAGACGCGCATCGTGAGCCATCGGTAATACAGTTCTAAGCGGGTCATTACTTGCTCTTTTCTGCTGATGTATCGATGATGCGCTCGATCTCGACAATCTCCCAATCCTCGGTCTTGTATCCCTTGTAGATGTCGTGTTTGCTGCCGAGGTAATGAAATATTCTTTCGTGTATCCCCGGCGAAAGTTTCTCGTCTTTTTCTTTGACCGCCATCAAGCACGGTGTGTAAATTCCTTCTGTCCATCGAATAGTAAGCTTCACCAGAATCATAATTGCCACCACCACAGAGCAAAGACAACTACCCAAGCAAACAAGAACAATCCGTATATATGAATTCGTGTTCCGTGCAACAACACGTATCCAACAATCGCCCATCCGGTAATTACTGCAAGGCCAAGACCAAACATCAAGTAAACAGGCATCACTTCCACCTTTCAACGATGGCGGTGCTCAGCATGAACACCGCAGCCATCAAGACAACACCAACGAGCACGGTCACCACGGGTATTGCTCTCCATTCTCTGCACGTTGTCGCATCAATTCTGCAACGGCAATTTTTAGCGCTGGATATATCGCAACATCATCACCGATAAAAAACTCTACCTTTGCGGTTTTGCGCTCTCCGTATATCTTTTCATCGTAGTCCTGCGGACGATCATGCAACACCGCTGTGCAGGCTTTGTCGCCGCTCTCGATGTTGTAATACCTAAACGTCATTTTTACGCCTTCAGGTACCAGCGTGATATTCTCGGTATGGTTTTGGTCGGTCAGGTGCAACATACCAAACGCGTTTGCCAAACCGTCAAGACTGCAATCTTTGTACCTACGCAATTCAGTTTCGCGTACCAACTTACGATGAATGCGCATATCTTCATAGTATTCTTCATCGTAATCATGCACCGGTGTTTGCTTTGCTTCCTCGGATGCAAACCATTTAGGGAAAAGTAGTCTCATCATCGCTTTGCCTCTTTTATTTCTTCGTCGCTGATCATGCTGGACTCGTAGAGCATGGCGCAGGTCTTGGTATACAACTCGCCGACCAACTGCTGCAGGTCAAACCGTGTCAACTCGTTGGGATTGACGCGGTACATCATCGCGATGCGTTTGATGTCGATGACGGCCCGCTCCGCCTGCACTGCGTACTCCGTGATTGCTTTAACGTGTGTGTGTTTCATCGTTCGCCCTCCTCATGTTCTTTCTTGCGTTGCGTAATCACCCGGGACAACTGCGCCATCCTCGCCATCAGTGCGGTGTACCGCTCCTTCTCGCGCATCGTCAGGTACACGAACAACCGACGGCGTAACTCGCGAATCTCTGCGCTGACCTGCTCGAGGTCGATGTCAATCGTTGGCTTACTCATCGATGTCACCGTTGAAGACTGAGCCGACCCAGTGCGTATCACACATGGCATCGACGTGGCTCTCGGTCTTCTCGAAGGTGAACGAACAACCACATGGTGCGGTCACTGTGATTGAGCCAATCCACGGCTTTTGCACCATGCGACGAATGGATTGCTCCAACTCCATAGCCTGCTCGTTGGTGTACGTTGCTGCTGCGTTGCGCTGACGTGTCGCAATCTTGACGCGGTACGTCGGTGCCTTCATTGCAAACAGCCAAATCAGATAATAGTTGTCCATCGCGATGCCTTTCTGTGTAACAAATGCCCACATCGCTATATTACCGTATACACAATCATCTTGTCAACTCCTATCTTTGATGAGTTTTCGACGAGTTTCTGCAATGCTACAATGAATGGCAACAACAGCCGGTCATTAGATATCGTAATCAAGCCCGACTGTGCGCTCTGCTCGGTGACGACCGGCGCAGTGTTTGACGAGCGTGCACCTAACGGCATTCATTGCGCAGACAGCAGGTACAAAGAGACCCCGCATCTTAATCGATGCGGGGCTCTTTGCATACACCAACGCCGCCCCGTGATGGAGCGGCGTTGATGCAGATGACCGTCAGCGGGAAAGGCACCGCGTACGACGTCTTAATTGTATCACCGCGATGCAGTTCTGCCAAGAATAGGACACCGCGGCGATACGAGGATTATACTACGGTTTCGCTGGCCACGTCGTCACGTTCCACACTAAACCGTCGGTGATGTCGCGCAGTTCTTGACGATACACGCGCCACGCTTCCACCTGCGCCTCGGTAAGATTCACATCGGGCAATTGCGTGTAGTCTGAATTTTCAAGCCTTAGATTGCGTTCTGTGCGGAGTGCGTGCATCGCTTCGGCTTCGGTGTACGGTCGCTCTTCGACGTCGGCACCAACGGGCAGCGTAGGATACCATTCACCAACATCATCGAAGTACTGATACGTGATCGCGACGGGGTCATAAATGCGAAAAATCATAGCATCACCATATGGAATATCGGCGATTCACCGGCCACGTCTTCGGTGACGACTTGCAGCGTATGCGTGCCCGTCGTGGTGTGGGCTCGGTACTGGACGACGTCACCGGCTTTGAAAAATCGGGTGACGGTGTGCCTGAACTTCACATCTCTTTGCGCACCGGTGCCCATCGAACACACCTCAACAGAATTAACGCGTAAATCACCGTGGATGTTGTCGCGTACGGACAGCGAGCCAACGACGGTGACGGCATAATAGCCAG